CACTGACCATGCTGATGTAAGATGTAAGTAATCTTCTCCGAATTCATCTACTGTGACCCATTTAGCACCCATGTTATTGATGTTGCCATCATAAGTTCCCATGTCATCTGAATCAAATAACTCTTCAGCATTATGTGAATAGACATCTTTATCGTTGATCGTGCCTATTCTGCTAACTATTTCTTCAAACCTTTTCTTTCCTTCTTCAGTAGTATGTAAATGTACAGTTGTGTTTACATGATTCGCCACTTTATTTTCCTTTTCATTATTTTATTGAATTTCCTACAAAACAAGTTAAGAGTGAATATCTTTTGCCCTTTGTTACTGGTCTTACTCTATGCATTATCCATGATGGATATAACATTGCTTGTCCTTTTTTTGGTATATGCAAATTATCTGGTCCATAGGCAGGATGAAATTCGAATTCACCTCCCTCAAAGTCATCATTTAACCATATCACTATGGAAATTTTCCGTGTCATCCCATTGAGATTATTGTCTGTTTTATATTCATCAAATCCCAAACCATCTACATGATAATCATAATGTCCACCAATATCCCATCGCGTGATATGAAAATCTTCTGCTCGGGTTATGTCGAAATTCCAACCAGCATTTTTGTTTGCAATGTCCATAAGGGGAAATACTAAATCATATACCCATTGTTGGTCATTAAAGAATATTCTATCACCAAGAATTACAGATGTGTCCACACCTTGATTTAAATCTACACCACCAATAGTTGATTGTTTCCAACCTATCTCATAACCTATGTCAATAACTTGTTTAATTTGACTATCTGATATTACATCATCAAATTTCCAAAAAGTGCTTTCAGACATTACACAGTTTCCTTATCTATAATAAATGTGTTGACCAATAGTTCCTAAAAATTGTAAAGAATTCGCCCAGTATGGTTTTACATACCACGCATGATAATGTGTTGCACCTTCTGTAATGTCTTTAGATCTTCCTTCAGTAAGAACATACATTGCAGTTCTCTTTGCCTTTGCCCATGCTGCGCGATCAGTAGGATAATCTGATTTGCCATCACAATACCAACTGAACTGACATTTATTTCTGATCGGTAATCCTTGACGATCCAGTTTCGCTTGTTTTACGACATCACAAATAGTGTCTGGATATTTACTGCTGATCACTCGATTGATAACAACATAAGAAACTGCCAGTTGATCAGCATAGTTAGATCCACGTGTTTCATAGTAGATGTTCTGTGCTAGACAGTATGCCTGCGGATTACTCTCAAAAGTAAACTGTCCGCCAGCGTTTGCTGCATTTATGCTGTAAAAGAAATACTTTAACATTAACAGTATCGCACCGCAGATTATGAATGTTGTATATTTCATCGTCTCATCCTCGCTAGATCTTTGGCATGTTGATCATCGAACACTGGAACACTGTTAGACTTGTGCATGGTGGCGATACCTCGCATAGATGTACCAGTGTATATATTACTATCAGTCTTCGTTCCAACACCTACTCCAGCACTGTGACTAGGATATCTTGGCGTTTCCCTACGATATGGGTGTTTAATCTGTAGGACGCCTGTAGGACGCTCTAGTTTACGTGGAGTGTACGATCCATTAGCGTTTAGTTTGACGCCATACTTCTCAGCGAATGCTTCACTTTTTTTGAACATTTGCCTTGTTGCTATCTTTTTTTGTTGGTTTAGTATACGCATCTTTCGTTTTGATATCATCATATAACACCTTTCCGTCTTCATCTATTATACTACATCCACGAACAAAATTCAAACTTTTGTAGTGATTTATAGTAGAATTGACCCAAAACTTAGTGGCAATCACCTCAAAGTTTTCTTCATACCCATCGCGCCAAATAAACTTTGCGTTATGCTTCTGCATATTTGACCTCTTTGAATTTGCGTTTTCTTGTGCTGAATGGCAGTGGTTTGGAGAACATAACCTTTTCATTGTTGCTTGCTTTGATATATCCAAATGCCTTAGTGCCTTCAACGATGTATATGTGATTAGGGATATTCACTTCAGTCACTTCAGACCAATCAGTTAGTTCTTGAATATATTTCATGATATTTTTGACCTTTCTTCTAGAATAATCTCAGCAAGTTTTCTAATCTTATCTTCATCAGTCAACTCAGGATACATTGCTCTGACCTCTTCCATTATAATCTCAATAACAGTCGTATTACTCATTATACAATCTCCTTGTAGATTTTAGGATTAGCAAGATAGTGATCAAACAGAGCGAAAGCACTATGACATGTTTGATTACCATTATCACCTTGTAAGAAAATATAAACATCAGGTTCTGCACCATGACCAATCTCACGTCGGATAATGTTACATCCGTTCAGAGTTTTAGTAGTTAGGATTTTATCCATGAATTCTTTTTTGTTGTACATTATACAAGCTCCTTTTCAAATTCATGCGTTAGATCATTAACAAGATTTCGCCCAAAGTCAGTGAACAAAATACCTTGATTCCAAACATAGTCCTCAACATCCGATGTATTTTGAAAATCGTTGAACTCAACAATACTGCTGATAGCATCAGCATAACTATCGAAACGATCTAGATATTTTTTGAACTCGTAAATCGCCTCAGCGTTTTCAAGTTCTTCGATCCGCTGATTGCGATCAAAGTCAACACAAAGCTGATCCCATATAACTTGTTTAATGTTAGATGATTCTGTTGTATAAAATTTATCATGCTGACTAGGACGGAAACCATAAGTATCTTTATGGAAGTCAGAATAAAGGTTTTCATCAAAAGTATAAGTGGTAGTCATAATATAATCCTCTCTCAAAAGGTCATTTATCAAATCAATAGAGACATTATACCATGTTTTGGGGGCAAAGTAAACACTTTGGGCAAAGAGAATTGCCTGTAGAATCAGGTACTTACAAACTTTCTGACATTTGCCTGTAAAATCAATAAGTTATAAGTCATTGATTCTACAAGGATTTTCAAAAAAGTTTTGAAATACCGTATATGAAGAAGGAAATCATGGTGATTTCAAGGATTCCCATCAAAATTAAAGTAAAATATGACGGGAACAGACTGCCTGTTTCTGATGGGATGCTGGGAGCGATCATGCCTTGCTCCCAGATGTTCTTCTTACGATGTCACTAGGATCTAAAGGATCTGCCCAATAGAGTTCGAATGCTACACCACTTTGAACTCCTTCAAACTGATGCACTTTATCAGGAGCAACTGATGTAAAGTCTCCTGCATTAAGTATAGTTGTATCTACTAATCCCTGATCATCTTGCCAAACACGAACTATCATTGTTCCAGACTCTACAAAGAATCCATTCCACTTATGTTTGTGTGCATGTTCAGAGCATTTGTATCCTTTTTTGTACTCGATGCGATGAAACTCAAGTGCACTGTTAGAGTGAACAAGTTCTGTTTGACCCCAAACCTTACCATGACGAACACCCATCGATTACTCCAATCCTAATATCCATTCAGCAAGCATTCTTGCTTCTTCTTCAGTTACTGATTGCGCTGGCATAGGAATCTGTCCCCACTTTCCACCACTGCCATTTAGAATAGAGTTGACAAGAACATCAACACTTTCACCTTTTGCAGCAACATCTTTGTATGCTGGACCAACCATCTTCACATTGACATTGTGACACGCAAGACAAAACTTCTTTCCTGCAAGAACTTCTGCATAAGGTTTATCTGGCACTCCAGCAAACGCAGGCGACAAATTAGTAAAACAAGCAATAGCAAATGCTACATACCACATCTTATTCATCATGCTCCATCTCCCTTTCCATATCTATTACCAAGTAAAAAGAACTTGCTTCCTGAACCGAGTACACAAGCAAAGTCTTCATTCATTTCAAGCATTACCCACTGGTTTGTTTCATCATGTGTAAACAATACAATATTGTTTTGCCACTGATCGTCAGTGTTCTTCGCTTGCCATAATACATTCATTTTTTGATCCGCCAATCCTTCCAACGTATACATCAACGGAAAACAATTAGTTGGTTTGTGTTGTTGAGTTGGTTCAATGTACTGTTGCGCATGTCCTATTGATGAGTGTAATACCATTAGCAGAATTACTGCTATTGCTCCGTACAATATATCTTTGTTCATAGTTCGAGTTCCTCCAAGTTAGAGTACTGCAACAACTTCTTTGCCTTCGATTTTATATGTCTATCAATACTACTTATATCAATTAAACCATACTGATCGAGCAATCCGACCATGCACAACAAATCACCTATTTCTTTCTCTAGGTTATCGAGTGTCTGACCTTCACAACCGAATCGTATACCTTTGGCACATACTTGCGCAACTTCAGCACACTCTTCGGCAGTGATTGTCAGTAACTCTACTTCTGATTCTAGTTTTCTCATAGAGTTCCCCCACCGAAGTGGGGGAGAAATCTCATCTATTATACGGCATCTGCACCAAGCATAGCATATGCTGCAGCAACCATCTTGCGATTAGGAGTACCAATACGGAAGAATGTATTGGTTTCGCCTTTGCTGTTAGTCTTAGCATTACCATAAATGCAAACACCTTCAGCGCGCAATGAACGAATAACTTCGTAAGGATTTCCGACACTGTATCGTGATGCAATTTGCTTTGCAGTTAATTCAGAACCAGTACGGAGTGCTGCTAGGACTTTAGATTTCTTAGTCATAATATATTACCTTTTTCAAGTTTATAAAATTGAGCAAAACGCTCTACCATTAACCCATGGTTGGGTCAATTCTTTACACACCAACTATTATTTCGTAGATTTCTTTCCAGTTAAACGCTCTGGTAACTCCACGCATTTCATAGTCAGTGTTGTGTGGGTGGTCAACGATTATAGAGGTCAGTCCGAGTCTATGACCCAACTCTGCATTCTCTGGTTTATCTTCAATCCACCAACAACCTGTTCCTTCATATTCAGTCAAAACTTCATCTTTATCAGCACCAGTGTCCAAATAAGTATATCTCTCAAACACTGTACTGCCAAATAACTCTCGCAAGTTTTTAGTTCTTAGATGCTGACTATATTCATCATTACTCAAAGAACTTATCAAGCGAAACACATATCCATGCTCCTCATGCAACTTGCGTACATACTTGATAGCATCTCTCAGAGGAGGCAGTTTACGAATCCATGCAGACTCATTAAACATTCTGCATAGTTTGTTGCCTTCTCTATGAGTTAGATTAAACCGATCACTAACTTTATATAAGTCTGGTTCTACTACCTCATAGTCATGTCTTTCCATCCACTGATCAAAAGCATACAACCAATCACAAAGTACACCATCACAATCTACAAGTATTACTTTATCCGCAATCATACGATTGATCATATTACTTCTTTCCTTTGCGGATATAGTTTAAAACTTGTTTCATGCCTTTAGTAGTTTGTAACTGCTTCAACGCATCAAGACGATCTTTAGGATGAATCCCAATTACAGTCTCGCGTATCTCTAATGCTTCAGCAGCACTGATCTTGATAGCATCACCATCATCAGTGATAACATTAGTAATTGGTTTGAATTTTTTAATTTTGTCTTTGACTGGATCAACCAAACCAGAATCAATAATGACTCCTAGTTGCTCGATAATAGACTTTTCTTTAAATCCTGGATCAAGTTCCATCTCACCACGATCTGCATTTACTGAATAAGTATCAACCCATAAATTCATAATATATTCCTCTCTCAATTATTTAAAGTCAATGGCAAACTCATTACTTCTGCCAATTCTACAAAACGTCATATCAGTAAACTTTTCGACGCTATCTTTAACCGTCATCATATCAGGAAAACTTACGCCTTTGACAAACATAGTACCAGAGTGCCAATTAATATTGTATTCATTAGCGTTACACGAGTGGTACATTTTTGTCAAACCACGAGCAGTCAATACATCATCAACGAGCTTGGTAGTTTTAGCGGTAAAAAGTTCAATGTCAGTAGTAGTAATTTTCATATTTCTCTCCTGTTTTCTCAATCAATACAGACATTATACGGCATAACAGGGTAGAAGTAAAGCTTTTTGACAAATTAAATTGCCTTTAAAATCAATGACTTACAAATTATTTTGAATTATTTTGAAAAACCCTGTAGAATCAATGACTTATAACTTGTTGATTCTACAGGGAAAACTCAGAAAGTTTGTTTTTTATGACTCGTCGGTCTCGTCGAGCTCGATAAGACCCTTGTCATGAAGGTTTTGGAGAACTGTTTCCATTCCAAAATTGGATCCTTCTTTGAACCCTGTGTTGTATGAGAAGTACGCACACGCTGCAAACGATCCCAAGAAGATAATTCCCCATTCAAATGTCATAATTTATTCCTTCTTTGTTTTTAGTTCCAGCATGCGATACAGAGTATTCCAAGCAAACATCTGCTTTCTGTAATCACTACTTGCTTGCTTCCGACAGTATTGTGTCCACAAGTTCATAACACCCTCCTTTTTAAAGTTAGGTGCGTTCCTTCGGTAAACATTACCTACTTCCGTCTCTTACGAGATGAACGATATGATAATGCGTTCCTTCGACAAATAGTCTACTTCCGCCCAAAAGGGTGAACGATATACTTATTTAGTTAATTTACTCAAGAATGTACATGTTTTCATACCGATAATGTTTTCTGACTGCATTGGTTTTGTAGCAACATCATCTGGTATTACGAAAACGAACTTTACATGCTCATGCTGATTGACAAACCAATCGCAATACCTGACACGAAAATAGTTATCGGAGGTATTAGATTGAGTATGAGGTTCGTAATTTTTAGATCCCGCGAAAACGTTTTCAATTGATTTATCTCCTTCTAATATAAAGTCAAACCCTAAACAGTAGAGTATGTTATGTCCTCTACGAATTGCTTCGAGCATAGCATTCATGCCTGCGTTAGAACGACGTCGTTGCGGTGAGTATTCAGCAGACTCCCATCTCTCGTCTTCAGGTGGGATAATTATCTCACCCTTTATCATTTCTTTGTTTGCTTCTAACTCTCCAATCATTCGATCATCTATTGATACCAAATAATCAAAGTCATCGAAGTGTCTCCACAAAGCATTACATCCAAAAATAGTACCTTTGCCAACAAGGGATGATAGATCTACCGCTTGTCGAGACTTACCGTTTCCGACTATGAATGCTATCTTGTTGTCGCTCATTTTCTACTTCATCCCAATCTTCTACATCAATTAAACTTCTCAAATGACTTTTTATATTGTGTCTACTTTCTTTCTTAATCTTCTTTTTTGGAAAGTCAGTTTCTTCAATATACTCTTTGAATCGTTTACGACTTTTACCCACAACAAACTCCTATCTTTCTTTCACCAATCAGTTGACAACTTTGGAAATGTTTCTGCTACTAATTTCCTTGTTAGTCCCTTAAATGGCAACTTACCTTCTTTCATTCCTAGCAAAACCTTAGCATCTCCTGGATCAATGCTTTCTAACAACTCTATAAACAATTGCTCACGTCGAGTTTGTTTTAGATTTCTTGAGGTTTCGCTTGCACCCTCTATAAACAAATGTAAACGACGCAACTCTGATTCTAGTCTACCTTGCATATCAGTACTAGACTCCAGTGGTTTGTATGGCGGATCGCCTTCAGGCAACAACCACTTGACGTTTGGATTATATGTCAATCCAAGAATCTGCTTTAGTGGCGCACCACTATATTTGCGCAAGACTTCTTGTTTTTCTGCTTTTGTTTTTGCTTTTCCTACTTGTTCAAATATTTCATAGAATGATAGTTTCATTAAAATTCTCCAATTACATCCATTAAATTTTTCAGTCTGTTTTTAATAAAATAGTTTAGTAGACCACTGCGTTTCGCAGGTTTGTAGTTTTCGTATTGTTCCAATATCTTCTCAGATACCTCATCAGGCACTTGCTCTAAGTCAACCAATGCTTCGTTCCTTCGATAGTTTTTGAGCATTTGATCATCACAAAACTTTTCAGGTTCTAAGTCTATCCATGAATCTAGTTTCTTAGATGCCAAAGGTTTCTGTCGTTTCTTGCTGATGATAGTGCTGTCTTCAGATAGGAAGTTGGGAATGCCATCACCTCTATCACCCTTCATGATATGCTCACGAAGAAACCGATGTGGATCTTGTATGCGTATCCACTTCTTCAACACTGGACTATATTGATCAACATTTAAATACTTTTGCAGTTGACCAAAGTCTTTATCACCAGAAAGTATCAAAACCTTTTCCGTGCTTTTATTATTTAGATACACACCAAACTTCTTTGTGAGCACACCAATAATATCATCTGCTTCAGCACGTTCTATTTGAATTACTTTGTAAGGAAAATGTTGTTTAAGTTCGTCACGTATTTTATTCAAGCATTCAAATATCTTATTCCAGTCATGAGTAGACTTAGATCGATCTTCT